GTCCAGCTGCTGACGGTAGTACTGCTCGTTGGCGGCGAGCGTCTGCTGGCCGCCCTGCGGCGCATTGACGCCGGCCTGACCCGCCTGACCGGGCGCGCCCGGCGCGTAGTACTGGCCGAACTGGTTGGCCAGGTCCGCAGCCTGGGTGAAGTACTGGTTCTGCGCCGCGAGCGTCTCCTGCGGCGCGCCGGGCTGGTTCGGCAGGGGTAAACCGTTCTGCTGATAGAACTGACGGATCGCGTTGTTCGAGTCGTTGACCCAGGCCGCCATCGCCGCGTTCCAGTCTGAACCGCGCGACTGGTAGTACGCCTGCTGCACATCGGGCGGCAGATCCGAAAACTTGCCACCGCCGATATCCGTGCCCGGTGGCTGGATCGTCACCGGCGCCTGGTACATGCCTGTCGTGCCCGCAACAGCCAGCGCGGTGTTCTGAGCGTTGGTATTGAGGTTGCTGTACGTGCTCAGCCCCTGGAGCGTCTGCTGCGGCAGCTGCTGCGGTGGCGCCCGTTCGAGCGCCAGCGCGTGCTGCGCCGTCGTCGTGTTCATCGTCGACAGGTCGCCGTTCCAGCCCATCGCCCTGGCCTGGGGGATGCTGACGCGCTGCAATTGGCCCGACGGCAGTACGTAGCTGATCTGGACATCGCCGTACTGGCTCGTGTCGTACGTGTTCGGGTCCAGGCGCACGAACGTGCCCGGCGAGAACTCCGACTGGCTCGGCGCGGAGTAGAAGCCCGTGAGGCCCGCCGCGGCCTGGGCCGTGCCGGCCTGGCCCTCGAGGAGCGACTGTGTCTGCGAGGCGTTGCTGCCGGTGTAGCCAGGAATGTAGCCGATGCCGCCGGTGGCCTGACCTGAGGCGAGAGTCGCCGCGCCGATCGGCGCCGGGTTGCCGGGTCCGAAGTTCTGACCGTAGAGGCCCGCGACGTCGTTGGCGTACTTCAGGTTGAACTCGCGGATGGCCTCTTGAATCTGGGCCATGTTGCCCGAGGCGGTAGCGCTCGAGAGTTGGTTGATGAAGGCGGCGAGTTGTGCGTTATCAGCCATCAGACGGTCACCGGAGCCTGGAACTGGAACGGGCCGTACGGCGAGTAGCCCGGAATGGGGACGCTCGGAATGGGCTGGACGGAGCCGACGACGGGCCCGGTCGCGGACTGGCCGACGGCGCTGCGGATGCCCTGTTGCCAGGCTGGGTTGTACAGGCCTGGCGTGGTCGGTGCGCCCTGCGAGGCGATCGGTGTCTGGCCGGCGGCGATCGCGCGGCCCTGCGGGTTGTCCATCAAGCCTTGAGCATTGAGCGCCGCAGTCGAGGCCTGCGGGTTGAAGCCCTGCGCGTTGGTCTGATTCGCCGCCGTCAGCGCCGGGTTGGTGGTGGTGTTGAACACGGGCTGCGCGCCGCCACCAGCCGTGCCCGCGGCCGCGCCCACCGGCGCGGTGACCGGCGAGTTGAACGGCTGTTGCGGCTGCCACTCCTGGCCGGTCTGCTGCTTGTACAGATCCATGGCGCCGCGCAGCGCGGCGTACGCCTGAGTGGCCACCGTCGGATCGCCCTTGACCGAGGGATTCGCGGCGTTGACCATCGCCGCGGCCGAGTCGTACACCGGCTGGCCGCCGCCGAGGCCGGTGACCCACTCGCTCAGGCCACCGACCAGGTTCTCGCCCATGCCCGCCGGCGCGGAGGTCATCTTCGAGCTGCCGATGGCGCCAATGGCGGTGTTGAGCCCGCTCATCGCGTTGGTGACGCGGTTCTGGAGCAGGCCTGCGCCGGTCTGAGCTGCCTGGTTGACGCCAGAGATGACGTTGTTCGCGGCGTCGATACCGAGACGCTGCTGGCCGGTCTGGGCCGTCAGCATGTTGGCCGCGGCGTTCTGCTTGTTCGCCTCGGCCGTCATCGCCTGGGTCGTGCTCGCGATGAGGTCCTGCGCCTGCTTCTCGGACATCGACCCATCGGCGACCTTGCCGCCGAGCTGCTGGATCAGCTGCTGCTGCGCCTCAGTGATGCTGACGCGGTTCTTGTTGTCGGTGAAGACCGGCTGGCCGTTGTCGCCGATGGTGACGATGAACGGCGAGGTGGTGTCAGGCGTGATCGCCGTGCCGGCCTGGGTATTCGGCGGCGGCGTCCAGCCCTCCTTCTTGACCGTCTTCGTCTCGCCGTTGCTGCCGATGAGCTGAATGACCGGCGAGCGCGCATCGTTGGCCGCCGCGGTCCAGACCACGTTCGCGGGCAGCGGCTGACCGGTCTCGTCCTTGGCTGTCTGCCAGACGATGCCGCCCTTGCCATCGTCGGTGGCGACGTATACCTGACCGTTGATTGTCTGCGGTGCGAGATCCTTGGCCTGGACGCCGCTGGGCGTCTTGATGATGACGTTGTAGGCGTCAGATCCTTGCTTGGACGGGTCGTACTCGACCAGGCCGATGCCAGGCACGTTGAGCTGGCTCTTGTCCTTGGTAACCGTGATCGGCTTGCCGTCGGGGCCCGTGACCGCGGTGGCCGTGCCGTCGGGCTTGACCACCATCGGCGTGTTGTTGATCGTGGTCAGCGTGCCGTTGGGGTCTTGCGGGATGTCGATGACCGTGCCGGTGGCAGGGTCACGCAGCTTGGCGACCTTCGTCGTTGTGTCGCCCGCGGGGATGACATTGCCTTTGGCGTCGAGCTTGTCGAGGTTGGCGCTGGCGCTGGGCTCCTTGGGTTCTTTCGGCTTGGCTGGTACGTCACCGAGCGGGCCGGCCTGGTCCCACTGGATCGTCTTCAGATCGCCGTTGTAGATGTTGTCGGGCACTTTGCCCGTAGTCGGGTCGGGCTGATCGTTGACGCCCGTCTGGCGCACGTTCAGGCCACCCTTGATTGGCTGCGCCTTCAGAAACAGTGCGCGCTGATGGCCCTCGGGGTCCTGGACGACGATGTAGTACTTGCCCGTGCCGCGGTTGACCGTCGAGGTCTGGAGTGTGGTCGGGTCGCTGACGGTGACAACCGCCGTGTCTTCAACCGGAGTGGGCTGGACGATCTTCCACCCGGTGCCAAGGTTATCGACGAGCGATTGAATCGTGGCCATCAGCGAAACCTGATCCCTATACTGCGCGCACTACACAACGAAGGCCCCGCGCCGCGCGAACGGCCGGGACCACGGCACAACGAAGGGGAATCTTCGCCATGCAGCAACGATCCTACTCGCGACTTAGAGATCTTGCCGTGGGACTGATTATCTTCCCCGGTGCCTTTGTGATGATGGGTGTGGGGGCATTCATCGACACGTCCGTGGCGTGGCTGGCGACTGGCGTCTACTTTGGTTGGCTGGGCACGTACGTCTACCACGACTATCAGCGTCGTCATCGGACACCCACCAGCGACTGAGCCAGGTTCATCATGCTGCCTGCCCTGCCTGCTTCTGCAGGTCCTCAAGGCTCGGGATCTCGATGTTCACCGGTGGCCCCTGGTTGACGAGCCGTCCACCAATATCCTTCTGTCCCAACGCGGCGCGGCGCATGAGCTCGGGTCGACCGAGCACCTTGAGCGCGGCGCTGACCTTCGCGCGGTCTGCGGCGTTCAGGTACGCCTCCATCATGCGCGCCTGGGTGGCGATAGGCGCGTTCTTGTAGCCAGGCTCGTCGAGTCGTGCGGCGAAATTGCCGAGCATCTTGCCCGTAATCTCGGCCACCGCACGCTGCTCGTCGGGTTTCAGGGTGACGATCGATCTGCCCACCGTGACCTGGTCAGGATAGGTCGACGGCGGTGTCGCCTTCGGATAGCCAGCTTTCACGAGGCGGTTGCCCTCCTCGCGGATGCGTGACTCGTCCCAACTCTCAGCCCCGAGCACGATGCCCGGACCACTGCGGCGCTTTTCCATCGGCTCGCCCGTGGTCGGGTCGATTCTGGCCGGCAGCATCTGCGCCAGTCCTGGCCAGCGCGCCATGGGCGTCTCCCACAGGCCAGCCAGCCCCTGGCTGACGTCGCGCTGCGTCGGATCGGTGACGTCCTCGATGAACTTCGCCGCGCCTGGAGCAGTGATGCGGTTGATGGTGTCCTGCAACTCGCCCTTAAACGCCGTACCAGGCCCCTCGCCCAACGCACCCAAGAAGTGGACCATCTGCATACCAGGAATGGCTTGCACAAACGGCTTCATCGAACTTGCCAGCGCGTTCCCCATGCGCTGCATCACGGCGTCGCCGGCCCCCTCCGTCGGTCTGGTGAGCGGCTTGCCGAAGCCCTCCGCGGCCGCGGCCATGATCATCGCCGGTAGCGCGTAGGCACCCAGCAAGCCACCGTTGACCCAGTTGCCCAGCAAGTTGACCTCGCCCGGATGGTCCGGGTCGTCGGGCCCGCGGATGTTGCCCTCACGCACCTGCTCCGCGATCCAGACCTGAATGGCCGACTCCATCAGCGTGTTCCCGATCTCACGCTGCATGGTGGCGTAGTCGCCCACGCGCGCCGCCTGGATGGCTCGCGACGCACCGCTCACCTGACTGATGCCCGGCAGGCGACCGGTACCGATCTGCAGAATTCTGCTCGGAACGCCGCTGAAAGGAATCTGCGTGTCAAGCAGTGCCCCCAGCAACTGGTCGCGATTGGATGGCGAGCTGAGCAGACCTTCCTTGTAGTGGCCGAAGCGGTTCGCGAGGTCGTCGAGGAAGCCCAGCCCGCCCGTGGCAGTGCGCTGCATTTGAAACACGCTGTTGCCGCCCGCGCGGCGGCCGGCATCGGTGATCTCAGCAGCATGGCTTGCCAGGAACGGCTGCGCGCCAGCGGACGCCGGGTCGATACCTGCCTGACGCAACAAGTAGCTGGCGTGCTCGGCCATGCCCTGGTACTCGCCCAGCGTGCGCGTGAACTGGTCCGCGGCGCCGAGCGCCTTGTAAACCGGCTGCCACCAGCGGCTAGTCTGCGCCGCGCTGCCGAGCGATGCGGGCGCGGTGCCCCGCAGCGCCTGGAGTGCGGCGACGGTGGCGTCCGGCAGCGCTCGAGTTGTGGCGCCAATGCCAGCGAGCGCGTCCAGCGGTCGACCGCCGAGGGTCAGCGCCACGGGCGAACGCAGCAGCTCGAGCGTGTTGCCGATGGTGTTGCCGACGTGCGTCGACGGATTGCTCAGCATGAACTGCTTGGTGACATCGACTGCCGTCGCGATCGGCCCGCGCCCGCCAGCGATTGGACTCGGACCAGGGATTACGCCGCCGCCGCGAATGCCCGTAAGCGTGGGCTGGTCGACGAAGGCCGTCGCGAGACCGGCCACCGCGCCGCGGGCTTGCTCGTAGCGCTCGCGATCATCGGGCGTCATCACCGACGGGTCGACGCTGAGGGTGAGCGGCTCTTGTCCCTTCATCGGGATGGTCTGGGCGCCGGCCGTGCCCGTGTATTTGTCGTTGAGCTCCTGCAGCGTCTGGAGCGAGTCCAGCACACCCGGCGGCATGTACGGCGCGAGCGTGTCGCGCACACCCTCACCAACCTCGCGCGGGTTCTGGTTGAAAGCGCTGATGGGTCCGCCATAGGCGAAGTCCTCGACGGCCTTGCCAACGCCGCCCCTGAGATCCTCGAGCGATGGCAACGGGACACTTGTGTCCTGGCTGGAGTCGACCTGGCCGACGCCGAGCACGTGCTGGGTCAGGTCCTGCAGGTTCTGGTTGAAGCGGCGCGTGAGTCCACCGGTGGCGAGGTCGCCCGCAAGTGGCAACGCTTGGTCCAGGATCTGCAAACCTTTCTGTTTGGCCTGCTCCAGCCCACCGCTCGGACCACCCGACGGTGCACCACCAGTGCCCTGGCTCAATGGCGAGCCACCGGGCACGAGCGGGTTGTCCGCGGCCAGCCCGCCCTGCAGCTTGCCCATGACGTTTTCCATTTGCGCCGGCGTCATCCACTCCGAGCCCTGGCGCAGATCCGTGCCGCTGCGGCCGACATGGAACGCACCCGTGTTCGGGTCGTAGCCGTCGGCCGTGAAGTAGTGGCCGGGCGTGCTGATGACCACCGGGTTGCCGCTCTGCGCCTCTTTGGCCAGGGCATTCCAGTCCGCGCCGACCTGGCGGTGCGGGATGTCCATGGCGTCGAAGAGGTTGCTCTCGGACCCGAGCCCGGCCATGCCGTTTGCGGCCGTCCACCCAACTTTGGACGCCAGGTCGACCGCCTCGCGCAACGTCGGGTTGCGGCCAAAGAGTTGCGCGAAGCGCACCGCCGCGGCGGGCCCGCAGGCGGCGTATGCCTCGGCGTTGGTGAGTTGCTTGTCGCCGAACTGGCTGATGTCGCCGAGCTTGCTGGTGGCCTGCTGCTGGAGGTTCTGGCCAGCCTGCTGCACCGCCTGCGTGCCCTGCTGGACGACCTGACCAGCGCCCTCGACAAACGGCGCGACGCGTTTCTGGATGCTGCTCAGGATGTCGCGATACTCGGGCTCGGCCGCGGTGAAGTAGCCGCCCTGCTTCAAGCCGTGCACGAACGTCGCCAGGTCGGGCGCGTTCACCGCGCCGGGATAGTGGTTCTTGATCAGGTTGACCCACGCATCGACGGCGTCCTGCGGCGTGTCATACGCGGCGAATGTGGCGTTCTGCTGCCTGCCGCCGTACTCGCCCTCGTGCGTCATCATGGTCGTGCCCTTCTGACCGGGCAGCGCCTTGACGCCGAAGAGCTCGTTGCCGCCGGCTTTACCGTAGTTCGACTCCGAGCCGGCCATCGCGGTGACCCATGACGGGTCGATGCCGAGCGCCTGCGCGGCGGCCTGCGCGTAGGGCGAGAAGGTCCTGGCAAAGTTCTCGACACTCGAGCTGTCGATCGCCCCGCCACCCTGAGGTTGGGTCGGCTGCGTCTGGTCCAGGCTCTGTCCCTGCGGCGCCGGCGGCGCGGACGGCGGTGCCAGGGGCTGCAACTGCTGCAGTGGCTGGAGGCCGCCCTGGACGGCCGCCTGCGCCTGCTGCGCCGCCTGTTGCACCGGTTGGTTCAACTCCTGGAGCTGCTGGCTGCCGAAATCCTGCAGTCGGCCAGTGATGTCGCTCAGGTTCGACGTGACCTGCACCTGGGCCTGCTGCTGCAGCGAGTCCAGCTGGCCCTGGCCAAACTGCATCAGCCGCTGCGTCACGTCTTGCGCGCTGGCCGCCGCGCTCTGCGCGCCCTGGCGCACCGCGCTCAGATTGGTCAGCTGGTCGGTGCCGAACTGCTGCAGGCGGCGTGTGGCCTCGTCCGCGGCGTCGTCGAGCAGCAGGAACGGCATGGCTCAGCGCTCAGTACGGCGGCTGCGCCGGCGGCGGGATCACGCCGGGCGGGGGCGGCATGGCGGTGACTGGCGCCGGCAAGGGCACGGCTGCCTGCGATGGAGAAAGCACCATCGGTGGCACCGCGGCGGGCGCGGCTGGTGGCGTCGGCAGCGCGGGCGCTGGCACGTCTTCCGGCGCGGCATACGTTGTCGGCTGGGTCGCGGTCGGCGCTTTCGGGATCGGCGCGGCGCTCTTGGCCGCCTTGGGTAGCGGCGGGTCGGGCTGCAGCTCCTCGCCGGGCGGCATGCTCACGCCGAGGCGTTCCATGGCCGCCAGGAACTGGGCCGGGTCACGCGAGGCCTCGGCCATCAGGTAGCCGCGGTCCTCACTGAGAAACGCCTGGCGGTAGCGCTCGTCGAGCTGCTCGTTGCTCACACGGCTGACGTCCGAATGCGGACCTTTGAAGATCTGGCCCGCGATGGCGTACGCGTCGTTGGTGACCTCGCGGGTGAGCGAGTCGCGCAGCACGTCCGGGTCCTGCGGATTGTTCTGGCTCGGCATCAGTGCCATGGCTCCTGGGCGCTGGCCATGAGGCCATTCAGCGCCGACGCCGCGGCGACCGTACCGTCAGTCTGGAGGTGAACCGGCTCGGCGGCCTGGCGCACCCACAGAAATGCTGACGTGAGCATCGAGGCGACACGTTCCTCATGCGACAGCCAATCGTCGTTGTTGGTCTCGCGCATCTCGTTGAGGAAAACATGCATGCACTCGTGGACGAAGGATCGTTCGAGGACCTCGTCATCGTCCTCGTCTCTGACGCGGGGCATGTTCCAAGTGACGGTGGCCTGCAGATAGCGCCAGTTGGCCTTGCACGACGCCATCGTGTCGCGGGCGGGTGCGCCGTCGACCTCGAATTCGTCACGGCAATACACCACGTCGATGCGCCACCAGCGGAGTCCGAGCGGCTCGATCCACTTGTCGACCAGGTGAAGCAGCCGCGCCTTCTGCCGCTCGAACTCCGCATCGTCCATCAGCGCCACTCGTTGAGCAGGATCACCGCCAGCACCAGGACCATCAGCCCGAAGCACACCAGCGGAAAGATGGCACCGTCACCCAAGCTTTCGCAGGGTCTTCGCGAGGTTGGCCTGGCGTTTGGTCTGGGTGCTCGCCTTGCTGCCAGGCCTGGTGGCCTTGTTGGCGAACTCCGAGACCGACATGCCCGCCGACTTGGCCTTCCGGGTGAGCGCACCCGGTCGTTTGACCGCATCCTTGATCCAGTTCTTGCCGGCCACCGCTACTTGCCTTTCTTCGGCGGACGCACGGGCACGCCCCGCGAGCGGTCAAGGGCATTGTCTCGAGCGCTGCCCTGCTTGATCCCGGCGCGCTTGTCGGCCGCGGTGTCAGCGGCCTCGGTCCACTTTCGACCCCGCCGCTTCTGGACCATGGCTCAGCGCTTCGCGACGCCGTGGGGCGGCGGAGAGACTGGTCCACCACTGCCGCCGGCGCCGTAGCCACCACCGTGGTTGCTGACCGGGCCGCAGTCATGCGCACCGGCCTTGGGTGGGTGCTCGCGGTTCGACGGGGGCTTCCAGCCCTTGCTCGAGGGATTGCTACCGAGTTTGTTGCCTGCCATCACGCTTAAAAACCTCCTGCGCCTGGGGCGCCGATATTCGCGGCTGAGCCCATCATGACCTGCTGCCCCGGCGGTGGCAACGCGCCGGCGCCGTTCGGCGCGGTGGCGAGTGCGGCGAGGTCCGGGACCCCTCCTGCACCTGCCGCGCCGCCCTCGAAGACACCCGGAGCCGGGGTCTGCATGCCGTTCGGCCCCGCGCCTGGTTGTCCGGGTAGGGTGCCCTTGGCAGCCAGCGCCTGGGCCTGTGATGCAGCGCCCAGGATGTCTCCTCGTCCTGCAAACTGGAACACCTGCTGGTCGAGCCACTTCTGGTACTCATCGCTCTGGCGGATGCGGTCGCGCGCCTTGCTTCGGCGGATCTCGTCCGGATTGTTGCCGAGGTACTCGATCGCCTCGTCGCTGCCCCACGTGCCGGCCTGCAGCCGCTCGTGTGCGTAGCGCGCCTTGATCAGGTCGTCGGTCGGCAGCTCCTGCTGCACCTCCCAGCGCACCTTGACCGGGCGCGCGAAGTCGTCCGGGCCCAGCCCAATGTAGCCGCTGCCGCTCCTGGAGTCCGAGCCGGTATAGCCGACCCAGATCTTCTCCTTGACCTTGTTCTGCGCCAGGTCCCAGAGTTTTTCGGACTGCCGCTCGAGCAGCGCCTGGATGTTGTTGACGATCGGCCCGACGCGCGTCCGCGAGTAGCTCAGCACCTGGCTGATGGCGAAGCCGGCGCCCTCCATCCCCGACAACGTGGTGACCCGCGGCGACTCGAGCTCGCGGATGGCGTTGTCGATCAGCTGCATGTGCTTTTCGAGCGTGGCGGCGTCGGGGTACTGGATGCGCGCGAGCTGGCGGCCAGGGCCCAGGTTGATCACCTCGCCGGGCAGTGGGCCGGGGTCGCGATCGCGCGGTTTGCCGTCGTCGCCGATGACCGGCGCAGCGGTCGAGTCGCCGTACGTCACCAGCGGCGACAGCAGGTCGCGCGCGACGTACTGGGCGTGCATCGCCCTGAGGTACTGGCGGTACTGCACCAGCCAGAGCTTGGTCTGCGACACGCCCCAGCCCACCTTGCGGTTGCGCCAGTGGTTCATCCACAGGCCTGGCGCGAAGTCGTAGGGCAGAAAGCCGTAGTTGTGCTTGAACTGCTTGACGATCGCGCCGGTCGGCTCACTTTTGTAGTTGGTGCCGGTCACCGCCCACGACGCCCAGGTCTCGTCCCAGTGCTCGATCATGGTGATACTGGTCGGCAAGATCGGCCGCCCGGCCGCGCCGTATGCGTTCGAAGCCTGCGACTGGCCGAACTCCTCGGGCACGATGTTGCCGTCGCCGTCGACGCCGAGGCGGTAGCGGCGGAACGTGGTACGCACCGGGCGGTCGGTGACCTCGAGCACCTCGGCGATCCTGCCGCCCATGTAGTCGGGGTACACCGCGCGGGCGTCGCAGAACTCCCAGGCGAACGGTGGCCCGCACGCTTTTTTCGCGTCCTCGGTGGCCTTGTCGTAGTGGGCCCACGCCTCGGCGCTTTCACCAGGGTTGGGCACCGGATAGGCGTAGCGCTTGTCCCAGGCGTCGGGCAGAAACAGGATCTTGGCCCACGCGCCGCCGTCGTTCAGTGCGGCGTCGGTCACAAAGCTCATCGTGTCAGCGCCGGGCGTCCTTGAGCCGCAGTGCCAGAGCGTCTCTTCGGTCCAGTGCTCACGTTGGGAAGCCGCGGTCTGCGCCGTGTCGCTTTCACCACCGTCCAGGTGCAGCTTGGGCCGCTCGAGGGTGAGCATCGCCGTCTGCTGGAAGGCTTCCTCGCTTACGTCCGGATCGCGAGGGTCGACGTTGACGAGGGTGTACTTCTCGTCGGCGCCCATCATGGCCGGGATGCGCATCTCGCGCTGGGCGCGCATGGTGTCGATCTGGACGTCGTCGCGGCGGTAGCGGTCGTACATCTCCGTCTGGAGTTCGGACAGGTACGACGCGCTGGGCGGACGATCAGCCATCGGGCGTCACCTGCGCTAATTCCTTGCGAAGCGCGTAGCCGATTGCCCGCCCGTACTCTGTCCAGACGTCTCGGTTGTTCAGGTAGCTGGCGCTCGGCGGATCAGTCGCCAAGGTCCGGCCCGCCCAGCATGCGCACCATGCGCCTGTGGCCAGAGGTCGCGGCCTCACGGCTCGTGTAGCGGTCTTCCTCCAGGCTCTCACCGTTCAGGAACGCCATGCTCTCCCAGAGCACTGGCGGACCGCCCAGCCACCCGTGGTCAAGGCCGAGAAAGACTGTGCTTACGAAGACCTCGTCCCCGTTGTCGCGCACCCAGCGCTGTTGGCGGAGGATGCGCCGTTCGTCCGACTCGAACCAGCGAGCCCAGACCAGCACATCGGGCTCGGGCCGGGCCTCACCGTGCTCATCCAGCACGTACTTGTGCTCGGCCACGACGCACTCAGGGTAGGACGCGCTGGGCGGACGATCAGCCACGACTCTGGGGCCGAAGTGTAACGCGATGTTTCACGGCGAATGTTTCACGCGCCGGGACCGGCCGTAACCATGCCGACACGCAGACTCCACCGCCACTCGACTCGACTGCGGGCTATAGTCGGCGGCCCGGCCCGCAGAACGGGCCGAGACACCTCGCACAACGAAGGCAGATCTTCGCGATGCATATTCGATCGTATCTCCTCGCCGCACTCGCGCTTGGTAGCGCACTCCTGGCCCCCGCCATCGCCAGCGCCGACACGCTCGTCCAGCCGAGCACCACCTCCATCGACTACGACCAGTACGGCCGCCAGATCGGCACGAGCGTCACGACCCCATCGGTGATCTATCTCGACGGGAGCACGCACAACGACGTGCCAACGACCACCACCCACTACGACACGAGCGGCAACCGCATCGGTACGTCGGTAAATACGCCGTCGGTGATCTACCTCGGCAACTGAGCAGTTAGCGGCTGAAGCTGTAGGTTGAGCGCCCCAGTTCACGCGACGGCCACGTGAACTCGATCGTCGCTAGCAGATAGCGCAGCGCATCGTACGCGTGGTCCTCGGCGGTGGTGTCCACGTCCTCGGGATTGTGCGGATCCGTTGGTAGTTTCGGCAGTGTGCGCACCAGGTTCGGCGCCGCCCCGCGAAAAACCTGGAGCATGGGCTGCACGTCGTCGTCGAAGTACAGCGCCTCATGTACGCGCGCCTTGCCCGCCAGTCGCTCATTGCTTGCCTTGCCGAGCACGAGTCCCACTTCAGCGTAAGCGTCCGATGGCGCGAGCACCGGCCGCCCGTTGTGGGTGCGCGTCCACATCGAGGGATCGCCGACACTGTCGTGGATTCGTTCGCGCCGAGGCGTTGCAGCCAGAATCTGCAGTGCCTGTTCGCTATCCACGATGCCCGCGCCGTACAGCTCGCGATAGATAAACACTTGTCCCCACGGTGCACGTGCGCCCCACAGACAGCAGAACGGGACGCCATAGCCGTAGTCCACCGCGCGGAAGCGGAGCCACTCACTCGGAATGTCAAACGGATCGCAGACGTGTGCGTCGTTGGACCACTCCGGGAATGCACGACCCTCGGCCGACTCCTCGTGCTGACATTCCGCCAGGAACGAGCGCAGTCCGAGATCATTGATCCGCGCCTGGCACACCGTCACGTCCTGGCCGCTCCAGCTGGGCGTACCCCCAGTGATCCACGTCTTCCCCCCGCGTTGCTCGTAGCGAAAGTCGTGCAGTGCTGGCACGGGCCCGGAGAGCTGTCGGTCGCTGAGCCAGTCCGCGGTGCCGTCGGCGAGCTGGCCGAAGATACCGTCGGAGCGGATCAGGTTCTGCACGCCGAGCACCACACAATCGACGGATCCGGCTGGCAGCAGCTCGCGCGTGAGGACGTCGATCTTTTTGGAGATGGTCTGGGGTGAATCGTCGCTACGGTCCAGGTCGTCGAATAGGATCAGATCCGGCCGGGCCTCGTCGAGCTTCACACCGCGCACAGCAGCGTCCAGGCCAAGGGCGTCGATGGTGAAACCAGAGGCGGTGCGCAACCGGTCGCGGCGCCAACCACGCGCGGAGCCGTACTTTCCCAGCAACCGCGCAGCCGCGTCCGGGTAGACCTCGGCAAACGCCGCGGACTCGAGCTGGCCGCCGATCGTCTGCACATGGTCATCGGCCTGGGCCTGCGTCGCCGAGACGTACAGCGCGTAGCGCCGGCGGCCGCGCGCGCCCAGCGCCACACAGCCGAGTTCCGCATTGGTCGATTTGCCGCCACCGCGGGGCCATACGGCGACGAATGGCACGCTGCGCTGCTCGAGCTCGATGGACCAGAGCCAGGTCCAGAGGTCCTCGTGGTGCGGCGCGAACGGAACGAACTGACCGGCGCGGCTCAGGTAGCGACCGAACAGCGTGCGCAGCCACAACCGCCAGTCACGCTCGAGCGTCTCCTGCGTCGGGAGCTGCGAGGGTGCGCTGGTCGTCGTCGGCGTCTGCAGCGACAGGCCGGAGTCCGGCGAGAAGTCGAAGCGTGGTATCGCGCTCAACGGCAACCAGCTGGGCAAGCTCGGCCGCGGACTGTTTTTCGAGCCAGTCGGGCCGGCTCGTTGCCTGAAGTTGAGCCTGAATGGTGGTGACGTGGGTGGCGATGAGGTCAAGGATCAGCTCGGCGATCGACTCGGGATCGCGCGCACGCGCGTGAGGCGTTCCAACCGTTCCAACTGGCGAGTCATTGTGGGCCGCGAGCCAGTTGCCGAGGGTGCCCTTCGAGACGCCGAACTGCCGAGCGACTTCGGCCAATGCCGTGCCGGCCAGGACCGCGGCGACGGCCTGGGCGCGCAGCTCGGGCGAGTGCGGCACACCGCGCGGCATTCACCAATCTCCGACGGACCACGACCGTCGCCCGAGCTTGAGCAGCACACGCCATGAGCCATCGCGATACCGCAGCAGTTTGAGGCCCCACTCGGGTCGATAGTGCTCATTCCACCGCCACGCATGGAACGTCAGCCCCTGGAGCGTCACCGCGGCACCGAAATGCGCCGATGGCGCCACACTTCGCGCATCAATCTCGAGCGATCTTCGCGCACCAAGTCGCGATCAAAACGCACCTGGTCCGCGCGGGTGTACTGGCCCGCGGCCTCGAACGAGTCGGCGAGACGATCGAGCCGCACTATCTCGACGGCCAGGGCGTGGCAGCGTTCGCGTGCCGCAAGGTACCAGTCGGCGCTGAGCGTGGTCGTCATGCTTCGGCTTCGGCTGGTGCCTTGGCCTTCGGGCAGTACGCCCAGTGCTCAGAGCCGGTTCTGGCGAAGTCTGGGCAGCATGCTGGCTCTCGTGGTGGCTCGGCTTTGGCACTTCGCACTCGTGGCTTCATCCCGTTCGTACTCAAATCGGGCGCCCCACTGGGGGGCGCCTCCCGCCCCGCTTGCGGGGAGGGTTGGGGAGGGGTAACCGGAACGTTCGGAGAACGTTCGGGACCGGGTACGGGACCGGGACCGGGTACGGGGTTGTTGAACTTCTCCCGAAGTTCCGGCGAACGTTCGGACGAACTTCGCCCGGACCTGGCGCGTCGCATGCGCTCGGCGGCCGCGGCGCGCTCCGTCAACACCTGCTGTCGTGAGGGCTGGTACTCCAGGTAATCGTGGATGCTGTAGATGTCACCAGTGGACGTCCACCGGTTCACTGTCACCAGTTCCGCGGCGACCGGTGCCCATCGACGGATGTGAATCAGTGCCGCGATCGTCTGCACGTCAGCAACCGTCAGCTGCCCATCGCGCAACTCCCGTGCGGAGTACACGATGCTGGCCATGTCCAGAGCGATCGCCGCCGTGGACAGCGTCGTGAGCTTCTGATTACCCAGGTAGTCGTCCTCGAACCGCGCCCAGGGCATGGAAACAGCTAGACGTGCTCGCTCGAGCGTGTGCCGTGGCGACGGCGTCCATTCGACGGAACGACCACTTCCTCCTCATTGACGTGGCCATTGGAACGGTCCTCCACCTCTTCCTTGTCCTCCGCTTCGAAGAGCGGGCCCATCGACACCGTGCCCTCCGCCAGGTTGACGACCAGGTCCTCGCCCAGCTGGGAGAACAGCCAGTCGCTGGGAATGTCGTGCGCCTCCAGGTTCAGGCGGACCACCGTGCGCACGTCGTCCGCGCGTGAGGGCGTGCCGCGCACCGCGGCGAGTCGAGCTTTGAATTGCATCAGTCGGACTCCTTTGTTTGATGGCACGTGCACTCGCACTTCCGACGGTTCGGATTCACGGCGCCGTTCACATCGCCGCCCTTCGGGTCACATGTTCGGACGCCGCGGCAGCACCAGTGGCTACCACTTCGACAGCGAGCGCTGTACAAGGCCCGCAGGCTTCGGCTTGCACGAGTCATCGGCTCGGTCTGTCTCTACATGTCCGCCAGTGACTCGTGCCGGTCCTGGTGCCGTCGGGCTTGATGTCGAACGGGCACCGCCGATTGTTGGCACGCGTAAACCCCCACCAGATCGGGGCCCCACAGCCCGTCTGGGCGCAGCGTCGCGCGGGCGCCGCGCTGGCCAGCAGGATCTGGTGGGCGTCATTCGGATAGATCCGCCACGCGTACTCGCGCTCGGTTTCCCCCTCAAGCGCCGGCTGTGGATTCCTTGGCACGCTCGGCCCTCTGTTTTCTCCACAACTGGATCAGCTCCGGGTCGCTCTCGCGCATGAGCTCTTCGAGCGTCTCGAAGCTGACCACCTCCATGTCGGTGAGTTGCTTGACACCATTGACGCTGCGCACGCCGTTCCACACGCCGAAGCGGTCCGTCGGCGCGGTCGTCGCCGTCAACGGCAGATGCTCCAGGTCCTCGTGCAGCTCGACCAGCCACCAGCGGCTCATCCGACTGACTCCCACTGCGCCGTGTTGGCGGACTCGTCACCCCAGACGTCCCACCCGAGTCGATGGCGGCGCGCGAACAGTTCGACGTACGGACCTGGTGACGCCTGCTCGATCAGGTCCAGCGCGGCATCCGGTTTACGGGAGTGTGCACGCGCGCCGTGCTCGTATGCGCTGCGCCACTGATGCACGGATCCGACCGTGCGCGCTGAGAAATC